GAACGCAGACGGAACGCACACGATCACCGGATATGCGGCTCTTTACAGCGTACTGAGCAACGAATTGGCTCCGGGTGTTCGAGAAAAGATTGCTCCCGGTGCGTTTGATGCAGCCCTCACAAAGAGCGAAGTAACGGCCAACATCAACCACGATGACACGTTCCTGTTGGGTCGCACGAGTTCAGGAACGCTGACACTCAGCACCGACTCAATGGGCCTGAGATTCGAGGTAGTTCTTCCTGACACTTCTTACGCTCGTGACTTGGGTGTGCTCATGTCCAGGGGCGACATTCGGGAATGCTCATTCGCCTTCACGGTCGATCCGGCCAACATCGATGTGGAAAGAGTCTCCGATACAGAAGTCGTTGAGACCATCCGCTCGGTAGAAGAACTCTTCGATGTTTCGTGCGTCGTAAGAGGTGCATATTCACAGACATTCAGCGTATACCGCAATGCGGTTGACGCAAACGAAATTGAACGTGCCGTAGAAAAGGCATTTTCAAAGCAGAATCCAAAACCGCTTGAGACCCGCTTGGGTGATGGTGGCGAAGCAGATCAGGAATCGGAGAGCCGCACGGCTAATGATTTCGACATTGATCTTGCACTCGCCGAACTGGATTTGAACCACAAATCAACGCTGATCTTGGGCAGCTAACACCAAGAAGGAATCCACAATGGATAGAAAGGAAACACTACAACGTTACCAAGACGCCGTGCGGGAACAGCGGGACTTCATGAAGACCGCAAAGGAACGCAAGGCGGCAGATGCAAACTATGACTTCACCAAGGACGAGTCCTACGTGAAGCGTGAGAACGAAATCAACGAACTCTCCGTTTGGTTGCAAGCCGACAGAAAGCTCGAAGAGCAGGAACGAGCATTCGATCATCATGTCAGAAGCCGTGAAGATCGCAGAGCCGACAAGAGCGAAGACGCAAAGGAAGTGGAGAGACGTAACTTCGTCAATTACATCACGACCGGAAGCCCGGATTTGATGATGCAGTCTCGTGCGGACATGGCGTCCAATGCGACAACCACTGGCGGATATTTGGTCCCCAATTTCGTAAGCGCTCAGGTCATTCAGGACTTGAATGCGCTTGAGAGCGTCCGCAAGGCTGGTGCTCAAGTAGTCCAGGTCAACGGAAACACGAACATCCCGATCTTCCAGGATGCGCAGGCCAACTTCATCCAGGAAGCACAGACGATCACCGCAACCGACCCAACCGTTGCTCGTGCTCAGATCCAACCGAATCTGTTGGTCTGCAACACGACTTATAGTTGGCAGTTGGCGAATCGTTCCGCCGCAAATGTGGTTGACCAGATTCGTGCATCGTTCGTCCGTGGCATCGCAAAGAAGGAAGCAAGCAAGTTCCTTTATGGTAGTGGCACCAACGAACCGCAAGGTTTGGTAGCTGGCGCAACAGCGGCTCCAGTTGCTTCTGGCAACACAACCGCTTCGGCGACGACCTTCACTGGTGCTGAATTGACGAACCTATACTACGCTCTGCGTCCTGAGTACGCATCCACGGCCACATTCATCATGTCGCCGGGTGCTGCGTCTATCGCTCGTACTTTGGAGAGCACCAACGGCGCTTTGCTGTGGTATCAGAACCTTGCTGTTGGCGCTGACACGCTGTTTGGCCGTCCAGTTGTGATCGATCCTAACATGGATACGGTCACGGCTTCCAAGCGTCCGATTGTGTTTTCTTCCGTACCGGATGCTTACGTAATCGGCGAAGAGACGGGCCTTTCGGTTCTGTCCGATCCGTACACGGCTGCTGGCACTGGCGAAATTCGCCTGATCGTCTACAAATTTGTTGATGGTCGAGTCAAGGTTGCTGCCGCTGCGCAAGCGATGGTCACCCACGCCTAATTTTGGCGTTCTGAGCGGGGAGAATTCTGAAAACGGATTCTCCCTTTTCGTTCATATGAAGAGTTACAGAGAAGCAGTAATCAAGAAGCCGAAGGTCCGCATGGCAATTGTGGACCGAAAATCAAATGTTCAAACTGGAACTACTAACAGCGCCGACGATAGAACCGATCACGACCACTCAAGCGAAAGTCCACGCCAGAGTGTTTGACGATTCGGACGATTCCAACGACTACATCGACGGCCTGATTTCGGCGGCACGTCAAAAGTTTGAATCGGAGAGCGGTTACTATTTGACGGAGGCGGAATACAAGTTGACGACTCGCCTCGGCGTTTTCCACCCAAGTCGTTATTCTTGGTTCTTCCGGCCATCACACAACCACATCATGCTTCCACTTCGGCCAGTTCTTCTGGTCGAAAGTGTGAACGATTTGGTCGAGAACACCGACTACGAACTCTCAATCGATGCGCTTACTGGAATTTGCGTAATTCATCTGTTGACCAAAGTGGATGGCGATATTGTCATCACGTTCAAAGTAGGCTTTCCTGAAGCCGACGATGGCGGAACGAGCGCCCCGTCACTGGCGAAACACGCCTTGAAATCTCTCGTTAGTCATTGGTTCGAGAACCGAGAAGCATATCAAGCCGGATCGTCCATCAAGACCGCTCCCGCAACTTATCAGTCGATTCTCACAACGTTTCGCCTTGCTTAACACCCACCGATAAATAGCTTCTGAGGATTCAAAATGGCAGCGCCAACGACTACAAATCACACTCGATCAGACAATTTCAACGACGGAACATTCGTCTTCACCGCCGTCTTCGGCTCAAGCCAAGAAACAGCGGCGCTCAAGATCGACTTGAGCACGTTGGCCTATGTCGACCCGGCAACTGCGGGGCAGACATGCACGGTTGAATCTCTCAAATGGAACATCAGCGGATCGGGCGTCGTTGAAGTGAACCTCGCAGGCGGCAGTCCTGTCAAGGTAGCGGAGCTTTCCGGCTTCGGCGAGATCGACGGCGGAAACTTGTCGGACGCTGGCGGGGACCTTTCGTTCACAACGACCGGAATGGCTTCCGGCGACACGTACCAAGTCGAAATCCGGATTCTCAAGGCCGCTGGATTCTGTGTGGTTCCGGCAGTCACCGACATCACATTTGATTCGACTTCCGCTGGCCCAACGTTCAAGGCTGGCGATGTCATCACGACCACGATTGATTTCGCTCCTGATGTCTTCGTGAACGGCCAGCCGCAACTTGAATACGTCATGACTTCAGGCACGGTCCTTGCGACCTGTACGAACGAGTCAAACGCCTACGCAAGCACGTTGACGTTCACATACGCCGTGTCCGCAATCGATCAGGCTGATGCAGGCGAGTTCACCGTTGGCGATCTGGTTTTGAATAACTCCGCACGTTTGATGGGCGGATTCGCAAGCGGCAATGCTCGACTCACGTTCAGCGCTCCTGACACATCCACGGTGAACGTGAACAAGCTGGCAACGGCTCCTACCGTGGCCTTGGTCGCTGGCACAGGTCCACGATACGACAGTGGCGAGACGGTTTCGTTCACGGTCACCTACAACCAGAATGTGAGCGTGACGGGCGTTCCGACCATGGCAATGGTTCTCACCAGCGGTAACAAGAACGCTTCGTATGCGTCTGGATCGGGCACAAGCACTCTGACTTTTTCGTATTCGCCTGTGGTTTCCGGGGACGTTTCTAACTCCAGTACGGTCTCACTCACGTCGCCAATCGTCCTGAACGGTGGAACGATCAAGGATTCTCTCGGGCGGAACCCAACGTTGACGTTCACACCGCCAAGCCTGACCAGCGTTTCATTCAATCACGCCTAATGCAGCCCAAACTTGAGATGAATACCGACCAGCTAATCGAGATCAAAGTGAGCATCGCCAAATTGGACGAAAAGCTCGACGGCGTGATCAATCGACTCGACACAATGAACGGATCAGTTGCACGCCTTCAGGCTGCATCCGTTGAGCATGACAAAGATCTTGCTGGCCTTGTCGCCGAAAAAGACTTGCTGGCGAAGCTCGTCAAACCGTCGCTGATCGTGTTGGGAATTGCAGTCTCGATTCTCATGGGTCACTCGTTCGATCTCAAGCAGATCGTGGAACTCTTCAGCAAGTAACCTGCACCGCTAAATATCCCTGTGCAAGCAGGCGATCTCCGCAACAACATCAACATCGAACATCTGGTGACAGGTGGCTCAGACGGTATTGGAAACGTGCTGAACACTTGGGCGGTTCTTTATCGTTCCGTGCCAGCCCAAGTCATCGCCTTTGGTGGTCGTGAAACGTGGGTTGGCGATGGGGCGCAATCGCAGACGACACACAGGATCTTGATTCGTTACCTGTCGCCGCTCACGTCGCAAATGCGAGTGACCCTCAACGGTCGTGTGATGGACATCGTAGGCATTGTAAACGACGAACAACACCGCACAACATCGACGCTCGACGTGAAAGAGAACTTCAGTCCAGGCATTCCAGCGGTGGCGTAAGATGAGCGAACTTATTGAACTGATCGGGGACATCAACGAGTGGATCGAAAAGGCCAATGAAATCGTCCACGAGGCAGTGGTTGAGGCGACCCAAAGCACCATCGAACAAGTGGTCGAAGCGGCCAAAGATCTAGCGCCAGTCGAAACCGGGAAGCTCCGAGATAACATCCAGGGATCGGTGACCGCTGGTGGACACTTCGGAAGAGTGCAGATCAGCGCAAAAACCGTTCCGTATGCGCCTTGGGTCCATTTTGGAACCGTCAATATGCCGGGGAATCCGTTTCTCTATGAGGCGGCAGATCAGGTCGGTGCTGTGTATCCAAGCAAGATCAGGGATCAAATCAAGGCGAAGAACAATGAGCAATAGCGTGAAAATCGAATTCCTGGCGGCAGTCCACTCGATCCTGAGTGGCGACACCGAACTACTGACCGCTACCGGAATCAATTCCCAAAAAAGCAGTGCTCGTGCTGTCGCCGTGTACAACCAAGTCCAGCAAAATGCGCCCGTCCCTTATGTGCGTATCACGCTTACGGATTCCATTACGCTGCAAGACGAACCATACGATTACGGACAGCCGACCGTACAGATGATTTCGCTTCTGGTTGACACGTTCTCCGACTACGAAAAAGAGTGTTTTGCCATCACCGACCGTCTCGAATTTCTTTTGAACAACAAACCGATCACGACAACGCACTTCACCGGGTCCACATGGCATAAGGGAACGACCTTTCTCACCGAAAACTACGCCAACCCGGATCGAGTGCTTCGTCATGGCTCGATGCGTGTCAGAGCGAATTTGGAACCGCTGCCCTAATACCTTCGCCGCATAAATATCCCATTGAGAGGGTATTTCATGCTTGCGAAAGGAATAGGCTTTTACGTAGACAATTCGGGCTTTTCACAGATTCAGAACATCACCAGCTTCGGCCTTTCCGGGACAACTTGGAAAACCGAAGACACGACTTCTCACGACAGCGCAACACCAGTAGAAACGCTTCAGCCGACGATCAGAAACGACGGCAAGATTTCCCTAATCATCTCGCCGTACATCCCCGGCAACACGGAACACGCTTTTCTCCGCACTCTGAGCCTGTCGAGCACCGCAAACAACTTCAGAATCATCTACCCGGCTTCCGAGCTAGGCTCATTCGACATCTCGGGATACGTGACCAGCTTCAGCTTCGACACGCCAGTAAACGGCCTCTTGAAGGCCAAGGTAGACATCACAGTGAACGGCACGCTAACCGACGATGCGGCAACGCTCAGGTCCGTGACTGTGACCGACGCCCACGCAGGCACATACGTCACATCTGATGTTTGTGAATTGACGGCAACTTTTGACGAAGTGGTGAAGGTCACTGGCACGCCAAGAATTTCGGTTGTTCTCGGATCGGGCACTGTCTTCGCTACTTACGCCTCGGGATCAAATTCCAACGTCCTGAAGTTTACGAAGACGTTCGGTGGTGGTGATACGGCGACTGCAACGCACTTTTCGGTTTCGTCGCCCATTGGATTGAACAGCGGAACGATCAACGACATCGGCGGCAATGCCGCTACTTTGACATTCACACCGCCGACCACCACCAGTTTCACGGTCAACTAATCACACGGATAAATAGGAACGTACCTCAGCCGCCAAACGGTTGAAGAAAGGACGGACACAAAGAGGAAACATCACAGATGGCAACGCTAGCAAAAAACACTATCTTCAAGGTCGGCACGACGGCTGTAACGGGCGTCACTTCAATCGCTTGGTCGGGCATCACCTGGAAGACAGAAGACACAACCAACCACGACTCGGCAACTCCTGTCGAAACTCTCCAAACGACCGTCTACTCGAACGGAAAATACTCTCTAATTCTCGACTACGACGTGAACAACACCGAACACGCAGCGCTCCGCACGTTGAGCACGTCTGGTGCTTCGCAGTCATTCATTGTGATCCAGGTGAACTCTGGCGAAACGCAGACGTTCGACGGGTACGTGACCAGCTTCAGCTTCGACACGCCAGTGAATGGCCTGTTGAAAGCAAAAGTCGATGTCACCTGCGCTGGCGCAATCACCCTCAGCTAAGTTCGTTCGTTCCCGGAGCACACACAATGAAAGGCGGCAAGAAAGACTTCCCGATCTCCATCGGCGAACAGCTGTACCAGTTTCGGTACAACTTCGACGCCCTGACGTTGATCGAGGACATAACGGGCAGATCGTTCGCCCAGGTCTTGAACGAATCGAGTCTCGGCATTTGGAAGATCGTCTTCTTTGCTGGCTTGAAAAAGAATCATCCTGACATTGCTCTCGATGGCGTCGGTGAATTGATCGACCAAGCCGAGAACCTTGGAGCCTTGAAACTCGAAGTCCAAGCGGCTTTGCTCAACAGCCTTGGTGTAGATAAGAAATCTGAAGAGGACGCACCAGCTAAAAAAAAGAAGGAACGTTCTGCCACAGTGACGGACGCCTGAATTGGGCCAAGTTGAAGGCGTATGCGAATCAAGTCTTGGGATTGAGCTTCACGGAGATCTCAGACACCACGCCCGTTGAATTTGAAGAACTGTGTGAACAGTATTTGATCGGGCGAGATTTGGACAACGTTCGGTTCGGCCAAATTTGCGCCGTGCTTGCAAATCTCAAGAGAGATCCCGACAAGCGAAGCGATCCTTGGACACCGTTTGATTTCTTTCCACGCATGTACAACCCAATCGACATTCAAGAAGAACAGGCCGAAGGCGACGAAAGAAACAGAGCGATCATCCTGGACCTTTTCTACGAAGACATCAAGACTCGGACTCGAATCAAGAGACGCAAATTACTGTAAATGGCAAACTCGGATCTCATAGTAAAAATCGGGGGTGACACCGAAGCGTTCAAAGAAAGCATTGCCGACATGGGCAAAGAGCTTCTGACGAGCATCGGTGAACTGAACCCGGCCACTGCTGGTCTGGTCGCCACGCTCGGTGGGATCGCCGTCGCTGCCACAGATAGCGCAGTCGTATTTGAAGAAGCGTACAACGTCATCATCGCCCGGACTGGTGCGACAGATGAAGCGTTGACAGGATTGAAGGAATCGTTTGAAACGGTGTTCGTCAGCGTTCCAGGTGACGCCGAAGCAATCGCCGGGTCGTTGAGCCTTATTTCAGATCGTCTGCACCTGACTGGCGAAGACCTGTCCAACCTCACAATCCAGTTGGCGCAACTGGCCGACTTCTCGAAATCAGAATTGGTTCCGCTGACGGATGCGGTCACCAAAGCGTTCCAGAACTGGAACATCTCCACCGAGGACCAAAAAGAAAAACTCGATCTGCTCAACAGCATTGCCCAACAGACTGGCTCCAGCGTTACGCAGTTGGCAAGCAACATGGCCGAGATCGGCAACATTGCCAGACTGTCCGGGGAATCGTTTGACCAAACCGCCGAACAGATCGGTGTCCTCACGTCGAAGGGCGTTGATGCCGCAACCATGTTCCAGGCGATTTCCAGAGGCATGGCACAGGCACAGAAGGACGGTGCCGATCTCTCCAACGTCACGCTGGCGAATCTCATTTACTCAATCGAACAGGGGATCAAATCCGGGAACGGCTTGAACGTTGCCCTCGATGAATTCGGTGCTCGTGCGGGTCCGAAGATGTATGAGCTTGTGAAGGACGGTATTGTTTCCAGTGCCGATCTCATGAAGACATCGTTCGATGGTGCATCGGATTCCATCGCCAAAACCTACGCTGCCACGGACACGTTCGGTCGTCAACTTACCCTTCTTAAAGACAACTTGATGGCGTTCCTCGAACCGCTCGGTGCGTGGATCGTCGGCGGTGCGAAAGACTTTCTTAGCTGGTTAAACAGCGCCGTAACTGGTGTTGAGGCGATCTACTACGCAATGACCGGGCAGGCCGACGCCCTGAAGAAGCTCACGGACCAATACGACAAGGCGAATCCGTCCCTGGCGCAAGCGACGGGCCAGTTGAACGACAACAAGAAAGCCGCTGACGAGATGTCCAAGACAGCAGGTGAGCTTGGCCTGAGCTTGAACGGTGTCGCCTTGTGTGCAGAAAGCACGAACAGGCCGTTGGTTGACGTTGCCGCACAGATGGCAGCGGCAAAAGAGCAAGCGGAACTGTTGAAAGAATCAACTCAGTTACTCGCCGAAGCGGACAAGCAGCACGCAGAAGACATAAAGGCCACGTACACGCCTGCTCTTTCTGACCTTGCCACGGCACAGGCAAATGTCAATTTGTACCGCCAAGAAGCAATCGGAGCGGATCAGAATCTCGTTCAAGCGGAACAACAACTACAGGCGCTCATCGACGGCCACAAAGCAAGCAATCAGCAATTGAAAGACGCTGAAGATGCCCTTACACTCGCCAAGGCAGCGGCAAAGACGGCGAATGAGAATCTTTCCGAAGCGGAAAAGAACCTGACGCTGGCAAAATCAGACGACACAGCGATCACGAACCTGTTGAAATCGGCTTATCAAGCCATTGTCGAAACGATCAAGACAGATCACGTCCCGGCGACCATGAGCCTTGCCACGGCTGAAGCCGCCGTCGCAGCCTCAAAGCAAAATACCCAAATCGCCATTCAGACGGAGCGGGAAGCATACGAAGCCTTGTCTGATTTCCAAAATCAAACCGGATTCAAAGATGCGGACACCGAAAAGCAACTTCAAGACGATTTGAAGAATGCGACGTTAAGCCTCACGGACGCACGCAACACAGAAGCATCGGCGATCAAGGACGCCAACACGATCAAGCAGGCGTCGATTGCCCTCGATAACGACATCCTGAACAATACGAAGTTGCTCGATTCGTTCTACAAAGACAATCTCATCGGAACGAACCAAAGCCTCTTGCAGTCGATGAACGATATCCAGGCGGCTCGGCAGAAACAGCTTGAGACCTGGACGACGCTTCAGAGCGCTCTTCAGGCAGAACAGGCGTTGCAGAAATCGGGCACAGTCTCAATCGAAGACGAAACCAGCGCTCGTGTTGCGGCCAAGAGAGCCGCCGACGATTACAAGACCAGCACCGATGCGGTCAACACAGCCGAAGCCCTGGCCCAAAAGAACTACGGCCTGTCGAAAGACGCAATCATTCTCCTGACCACCGTTGTCAAAGACGCTGCGACACAAGCGACGGCGACACAGGCAGCGTTCAACGTGGCTGGCCTTCAGTCCATGCAGTCGCTACAGGCGCTTGCTGATGCCGCTGACAAAGCCTACAAAACCATTGCGTCGTCGGGCGTGGCCGGGTCAGCGCAAGTTCGTGACGCACAAATCAACGATCTGCAAGCGCAGGCCAACGCTTATGCTGCCAACGGGCAAACCCTCTCGGCAAGTCAGCAACTTACGCTTGCCAACCTGAAACAGCAACAGAGTGATTTCAACAACGATCAGAAGAATTCGTGGGGCACGCTGTACGCATCCATCGACAAGGACATTCAAGATTTCTCGGCAAGTGCGATCAATACGCTGTTCACAGGCGAAGGCAGCTTCGGCCAAGAAGGTCTGAAAGCGCTGGAGGGTCTTGGTGTCGCCGTCACTCAGAAATTTCTGAAGCCCTTTGAAGATGCCATCGCCGAATTCATCGCCAATGGACTTTCAAAACTTTTGGCAAGCCTTGGCGCTGATGGGCTGTCTGGTGCATTGGACGGAATCGCCAAGAAGATCGGTGGTCTGTTCAACAGTTCATCGAGTGGGGCGGCGAGTGGTGCAACTTCGGGCGCTTCATCGGCAGCGAGTGGAGCCAGCAACGCAGCAAGCGCTATTGGCTCGTCAATCACTGGTCTTGTCACAGCCGTGTCTTCGGTCGTCTCCGCAATCACAGGGATCATCTCGGACGTTGAGCAAGGACACATGGAAAAGACGTTGGGTGAGATCGAGACCAACACCAGAATTGCGTACACGTTCCTTGGCGAAAACGGCGACGAAAGCATTTTTGAATTCACGAAACACACGATGCAAGGCGTCCAGGCGCTGCAACAGTTCAACGACACGACGCTTGAGAACTATTTACTGGACATGGATTCCAAGTTCGACAACCTCGACGGCATCAACCACAACACAGCACGGATGGCGCAAGATCTGGATTTCTGGTCGGACACGATCATCAGCCTGCCGGGAAAGTTGGATCTCATTGCACAGTCCGTACCGACTGTAAATGTACTTGTGGAGCTTGACGGCAAGACCATCGCAGCGGCGGTTTCCACCCAAATCGAGCAGACCATCAAGCAGGCAATCGGCTAAAGCGTAAAAACGATGAAACTCACCATCACAATCGACGGCGACACACGATCCGTGATCCTGCCTTCTCTTTCAATCACGAAAGAAATCAACGGCAGACTGCCTCAATGTTCTTTCAACATGAACATCGAAGGGCCGACGCCATCAGTAGCGCCCGGCAATGAGTCGGAAGTGATCGTGTCGAACACCGACACCAGTGAAAAGATATTTCGTGGCTACGTCACATCCATCATCATTGGGTGGGACACGTCGTCCGTCAAGACGCAAATTTGGCAAGTCTCTTGCATCGGACTGGAATACCTGCTCGAAAACAACACGATCAACCGAACATGGACAGGTATGACGGATCGTCAGATTTTGCAGGACGCCTTCACATCG